TGTCGGAGTAATAGGGCCAGATCCCGAAGTCACCACATATTCGCCCCCCGAAGTTCCAACAACTAAAACCCTGGTAGATGATAACCATTCGATTTTATTAACCTGATTACTCGCAATGGTGTAATTTAATGTATCGTCATCATTTCCAGCTGCACTGAAATCAGTGTAAGATCCATTTTTCGAAAACCACAGAGTTTGCGGATAATTATTCGTTGCACCAAAAACTATTCTTTGCTCAAAGAAAGTTACCACACTGGGGTAATTATCAGAACTTGCATTAAGATTGCCATACGGATTTGAACCCCCTGATCCAGTCAGGGTAGGCGTAGCAAATGCCCAGGCATTGTGCCCTGTTCTTGTTAAAGTTCTTATCGCATAACTTGGATGCACTAAATACATCGTATCGGCTGATTGAACAAAATTCACTTCATTAATAACAGAGCTGGGATATGGCGTTGCTAATTCATATATTTCTGTCGCTGTCTGTGTGCCACCAGCCGAATAAGCGGTCATTGAAGATGTATTAATCGCTGCTGCATGTAAATCAGTTAGCGTAAAAGTATTCGTTGTGCTATTCGCAACAAGATAATTTCGACCAGATAATTCGGTCATACCTTGAGAAATGGAAACATAAATCTCATCTCCATTGCTAAACCCATGACTATTGCTTGTAATCACACCAGGATTAGCCTGGGTAATACCAGTAATCGCTTTAGAAGTGCCATCTAAAACTTGCTGACCAATCCGGTAAACACGCATAATACTATCGCCAAATTCCAGTATATAAGTATCTGACGTTTTAAACTGAAAAGGAATTAATCGTGTTACATCATCACTATCTTTGACTTCACCTAGATATTGGCTTCCTGGCCTTCTGGTAATACCCCCTTGAGGTAACACCATAAAATTAGTTAATTCAGATAAACCTTCCCTATATTTTGTCAGGGAAATACGACCTGATAATTTTTCTGATAATTCTCCAGCCGTAAAGGAAGATAATGCTGGTGCAGACTTCACCATTAAAAACGACTTTCAATAAAGTCAGAAGCTTCAATACGCTGGGGCGCACCTTCAGTTGCATCCACAAAACGAGCTTCTTTAAGTTTTTCCTGATAAAGTTGATAGGTCGTATTGGTTAATGTGTTTGATCCTGTAATAGCATAACAAACCTCATGGGCTAATCGTGCTGATAAAGCTTCAATTAAACTGCTGTCATATTGCGTTGTATCAGTAATTTGTCCAATATACTTAATTTTAGCCGTGCCTTCACTGGTTAATAGCTTTTTACTTTCAATCACAAATACAGGCAGACCATCACTGTTTTGCATATTATCCACTGGATACGTTAATGTGCCATTGCTAAATTCCAGCACTCTTAAACAAGCTGGATCAGTAGGCAAGATATACTGGTAGGTATAGCCAAATGCAGGTGCAGAACTGTCCTGTGATAACGATGCCCTTGTAATCAAGCTATTCCAAGGGTGCGCTCTAAAAACAGCATCACGAACACTATCAAATCTTTGATTAATTACAGTAGCTGCCTTCACATTTTCCGTTAAAGAACTAATGGTGCTTGCGCCAATAATGTTTAAGGCAAAGTTTGCAATATCAACTTTTGAGGCCATAAAAAATCTCCAAAAAAAGAAGGGGGGATTTCTCCCCCCAACTAATTAATCAATGACGTAGTGCATTGTGAGTTCAACGGTGCCTGTACCAGCAGCACCACCCATTACAACAGTAATAGGGATACCGTCCTTGTCTGCATCAACAACGGAATTTCTTCCTAGTGCAGACGTAGCAGCAATATCCACTGTCGTAATGCTCGTGCTTGCAGCAGCAGCTTTGTACTCATCAACATCCAGCGCAACGGTTGTACCGTCACTGTCTTTGTAAGCAGCATGGCCTACAGACAAGGTTGTTGATGAACCCATTGCATCATGGACAAGCTCTCCTGAGAGTATTCTTGCGCCATTTGGCAAGTTGAACATTTCGATCACATCACCAGACGCTAGGCTGGAAGCTTCATAGAGCGCATACGCAACCCTCATTCGGCCACCCATCTCATTGGGCTTGATGTTTTCTTTCGGATCATTTTGATCCCATTTAGTTTTCTGTGCAGAATAAACAGTAGCCATAATTCAGTCCTCCTTATTCGTTACAGGCGATTTGGACGACAGAAGTTTCCTGCATCCTAGTCGAACCAAATGATGAACAATAATAAACTTGCGTGGCATATGATTTATCGCTTCGCTCATCTATTTTTGCCGTTGGCTCTTTACCGATAGCCAACTTACAGCCTTCTTGCGCCCAAGCGTAACAAAGTCTGCTTGTACCATCGTCCGTCAGGCGATTGGAACGAATGAACTTAAAGCCCATAAACGTATCAATATCACCTTGAACAAGAGCTTTTACAGTATTGTAATCCGCGCTTGTAACGGTTGATAGATTAAGCAAGTCCTCGATTTGCTCTGGGGATACAACCATGTATCGAGGAATAGACGGATCAGTATCCGCTTCATCCAGGATTTTCTTAGCTGAAATCATCTTTGCAAGTGTTAGCCCTGCACTGCCATGCACGATCTTTTGTGCTGCTGGTAAAGCTGTGGATGTAGAACCAGTTGTTCCTGTCTTGGCTGTTCCACCAAGTGCAGCAATAATAGCGTCATCCATTGCCCGACCAATCGCTGCCGCAGCAGCCCTGGCATAAGTTGATGTTGGATCAATCAACATGCGTAGCTTATCCTGATCGTCAATAAGATCCGCATATTCATAATCGGTTAGAGTTACCATGCGTCTAGCATGGGGTGTATCCATCAGCGGAGTATCCGCATGTCTGGTCGTTCTGGCTTGAGCAGCAGCACTGCCGACCTGCTCAAAAAATGCCTTGTCACCATTTACTGTCTCTGAATCAACGGCATCACGCAAAAGGGAACCCATTTGCTGTGATAGCATTTGTACATTGGCAGAATACTGGTTAACAAAGGCAGTAGTTATTTGTGTACTCAAAGCACACCTCCTAAGTTAAGTTTATTTAAGGGTTTTTGCGTCTGATTATCCCGATATCGGGGTCATTCTTGCTTTTAAGGCCAAGCTATACCGTTGATTTACAACTTACGGGCTGGTCTGTTTCCAGTTATCCAGCCATATGGTCACGAAGCGATAAGGCTTCTTGAACATAAAAATTGTGCTGGGGATGCATACGATCCCAATACGGCGTATCTTTTGCCGTAATTTCCGTTAGCTTTCTGTTGGCTTCTTCTGGTGTCATAATCATATCCTGTGGCTCACCAAGGATTTGATCTTCACCCATTTGAGAAGCTAAATTAACAAATAAACGTACAATAGCTGGATGATCGCCTAAAAGCCTGCCATCCGATAATTGCACTTCTTCGAGCAAATCAAGGCTTCCCAATTGTTGAGCCGCATTCTTTGCCAGTTTCATTTTTTGCTCAAACGCTTTGCCGTATTCTTTTTCAAGTTCCGCTTTGCCTTCGGTGCGGATGGCTTCGGTTTGCTCTTCTTTCCCAAGTATTTCGGAGCTGGCTTTTTCCGCAAAAGCTTTCGCCATATGTTCAGCTTGCTTTCCATTAAGACCAACACCATGAGCAATTTGTTTAAAATGCTCCAGATCAGGTTCCGAAAAGCCTTCAATATCTTTAAAGGCATACTTATTAGGCGCATCAGGGCGGCCCAGCTTTTCATAAACATGATTCCATTCCTCATCCGTTGCAGATTTTCCTGGCAGCGATAATTTATCAGCTCCAATCATTTTCTGTGCATGAACATAAGATTTTGCCAAACCAGCTGCATCGGTAAAGTTTTTAAGGCTAGGCTCACCCCTTAAATCTTCTGGCAAACTATCCATAAAACTAACTTCACTTGACACACTTGACTCAGCTGACACAGTTTCTGTGCTTGCTGGTGGAGATTCAGCCGTTGCTTCTGGCTGAGTTGTCTCAGTTTCACTCATCTTTAAATCCTTCAATTTGTTTCCGTTTCTTCTGTTCTTCCAGCATTTTCATTAAATGCAGAATGACAGATCGTTGCCCTTCGAAAAAAGCCGTGTCATAAGGATCGCCCTTTACATGGGTCGTATTATAAAACCCAAAGCAAACCTTGAGATGCTCCAGAACCATCTGTGCATCCTGCGTATCAAAAGTACGCCTGTAATTATTTCTTAGCTGATCTACGCTAATTTCGCGAACATCTCTCATGCAGCTGACGGTGCCTCTGTTTTCGCTGCTTCGGCTAGTGCTTTAATCATAGGTGCTGATTTCTGCATGGTTTCTGCTGATTGTGCTTGCTGTTGCTGTTCAGCGGCTAATTGCGCCTGTTCAGCCTGTTGCTTTCTAATATCAGCGACTTCATCATCAGACCTGATAACCCTTGCTGGAATACCAGCTACATCGATTAAATACTTTACAAGGCCATTTTCATCCAGATAATCCATCACAGGAGCAACCTCTGCTAACTGAAGCATGATTTCCAAACCACGCATCATAGATTGCAAATCTGTCATTTTCTGTGCTTTGGCTAATGGCGATACATATTCAATATCGATATCCTGGCCCTGCAAGCTTTCTGGAGGAACAGGTAATTCACCATTTCTTAGCATTAATTGAAAGCTACGCTGGATTAAAGGCTGTAGCAATTCGCTCTGCAAACGGCCCATTACTGGCCCAAGTAACCGCATTTTTTCTTCGTTTCGCTGTAAAACTTCTGTCGCTGTCATGCTCGGACTTTCATTGAGTTGCAGCTGATCGACATAAAAAGCAGAGCGAATAGCATTTCTGCGCTGTTCTTCCATATTTAACCCAATGGGATTCTGCGCTCCAGCCTGTAAAGGCTCAAGGCGATCCCTGGTTCCTGTCCGATAGAAATTCAATGCGCCGGGAGTTGTACGCACAGGGAGAAGAAAACCATCGTCAGGAACCATCAAGGGTGGATCAAGCTGTTTTTGTGCGGATCGTATGCTCACCTCGGACATACGATTTACCATTTTCACATCACTCAAACAGCTCATTCCAGGGGAACGACCATAATTACCAGTGGAATCCTTATTAAATCGAGGAACACAGAAAGGAAATTCATCAAATCCACCCTGTCCTAATAAGGTTTTTGTTTCCTTATGGTAATAAATTGAAATAATCGGCTTGTTAAAAACAGAACTTTGCCCTTCATTCGGATAAACCGCATGGACAATTTCATGCTCATTATATGGGTTTTTCTCTAAATCTTTCTCAACACGATCAGGTAAGGTCACGCCTTCAAAACGCTGGGCAATCTGCCTGGCTGTCATTTCAAAGCAACGATAAACCGTATCAATACGATCTTCTGCATTGGCAGCAATGGTAATCTCACCAATGTTTCTCGCTGAAAATCTTAATCCATTAGGATCATATTCGATAAATAAACAGCCTGTACCAAAAACCACCAGATCATAATAAAGCTCGTGGATTTCCTGTTGAAAGTTAGAACGCTGTAAAGCCTTGTTTAATAAATCAACACACCCTTCCAGCCATTCATTCGCTTCATCATCCTGTTCTAAATCCAGATCACGATACCGCATGGAAAACCAGGGGTTTGCTGGACTTGTCAACATGCCATGCAAACTGCTGGCTAGTAACTCAACAGAATGAATACCTGTTGAATCATAAATTAATTCTGTCCTTTTATCGCCTTGCGTTCTTTTCTTGGTAATATCAGCTTTTCTTGGCAATAGGTAATCGGCTAAATCCTGCCAGTGTTTTTCCCAATTGGATCGTTGGGCCAAAAGCTTTTCATACCTTCGGTTTAACTGATCTACCATTTTATTTGGAATTGCCATTATGCTTTTCCTATCATTGATTGCCGATTGCGCTTCATGCCAGCCATACTTCTTCCCTGTGATTTACCAGCCATACGCTGCTGTAATCGTTCCAAAGGATTAATATTCATGGAAAAACGCATATTTTCCATTGGCTGTGCCGATAAAGCCCCCATCATACCAGCCATGTTCTTTTTCTTCTTGCCGTACATCAGGCAGCCCCGATTAAGGATCGTGACGGCCTTAACCCTTCTATATTTGTTGATAACAATCCTCTTGGAGAAGTCTTAATCGTACCGCCCTTTGCTCCTCGATTTTTATCCTTTTGCGCATTTTTTTCCGCTTCTGATCGCTTTCGACCAGCCGCTTCTGCTGATACCGTTGTATCGGCTAATTGCACCATTGTTTGCTGTGCTGTCTCAACAGGCGTTGCTGGTGCTGCTGCTGTCGTTGTTTCTTCTGGTTCTGCCACTTCTGTCACAACCGATTTCCTGCCTTTATTTTCCGCTTGACGATCATCACGCCTTTGCTCTTTTTCAGATTTGTAAGTGGCCCAGGACATATCAGCCTGTACTTTTGGCTTACCCTTATTTCCCCCTTCGGTTTCTTTTAAAACATTGCCAGCACTATCCCTTTGATACGACCAGCCTGTATCCCTGCTTGGCCCCATACCCACAATACTTTTCTGCTCTGTCACATCCGCCAATTCCCTTGCAGCCGTATAAGGGTCTTTTTTCCAGTTAGAGGTGCTAAAGGAATCTAAAGCTTCTGGCTGCTTTGGCCTGTCCTGTTTTGGCTTTGGTGCTGAAAAAGCACTCAAAAAATCACTAAACGAAAACATTATCCTATCCTCACTTCAAAAGGGTTGTACGTCATTTCAGCCTGTGTTTGTGGTGGCCTTATTCCTACGGCACGATCCGAGTGACCAACAGAGAAATACCGCCAGGCATCACTGGCATGGGATGACCAGTCATGGACAGGCGTAGAGCGAAAGGTTCGCATTCTCTCATTATAAGCCCTGTGGTAATGCCGTAAGGCTTCCAAACCCACCTTGGTTTGATCTCGATCAAAATAACATCGACTAAAAATCATCTTGGCTGCATGAATGCCATCTTCAATGGGCAGTTTCGGCACCACTCGAAAATTAATTCCCAGCTCATAGGCCGCTTCTCGTCTCGACTTACCAGAACCCAATTCTCGCACTTCGATGTCATGGGGTGCATTGTGTGTGCCGTACAGGTATCCTCTTTCCTGCAAGATTCTGGCATAGAAATTCAACCCTTCCC